GCGGCGCCTTCGTGGGCGGCACGGTCAACAACGACATGGGCTGGGCCGAGGTCAAGTTCGGCAGCTACGTGGTCGCCGCCGGCAACGAAACCCAGCCGTGGTACGACCCGAACAACGTGGTGGGCAGCAACGTCTGGAAACCCATCCTGGTCGACCCCGGCACCATCCGCTTCAACTGCGTGGTGCAGACCACGCTGCCGCTGGATGCCAACCTGCTCGGCATCGATCCCGTGCGCCTGCCGCTCACCGGCCGCGTGCCGATCTTCCGCGACGGCAACGTGGTGGTGATCCATGACGATCGCACCGTGANCCTGCCCGCCGGCTTCAAGGCCGGCGACACCTTCACCATCACCGACGCGCCGCTGTCGCAGTGCGCCCTGTCCGACGCCGCCGGCACCGCCGTCGCCATTGGCATGTACACCGTCGACATGGATACCGGCCTCATCACCGCCACCGCTACCTACAGCGCCGCCGGCCTGGTCGCCCCCATCGGCGCCCACTACACCGTCGAGGATATGCTGCTGGCCAGCAGCGTCGAACTCAGCGGCGGCATCACCCTCGGCGCGCCACTCAGCCGCGACTACCCGCAAGGCGCCAAGGTAAGCAGCGCGCTGCTGTTCGGCGACCTGCAGGCGCAGAATCCGGTGTTCTTCAGCCAGCAGACCTGGCAGGGCGTGTGGAGCGACTCGCTCAGCGGCAGCGGCACCACCGCACAGTACAACCGCACCACCTACCCGCTGCAGATCGTCAACGCGAACGCGGTGACGGAGCGGTGGGCGTTGATTTTCACCAGCACCAACGTGGGCAACATCGTCGGTGAGTCGCTCGGCCAGATCGGTGCGTTCAACATCGGTACCGACGCGGCGCCGATAANCCCCCTCACCGGGCAGCCTTATTTCACGCTCAAGGCTGGCGGCTGGGGCGCTGGCTGGGGCGTCAACAATGTTCTGCGCTTCAACACCATAGGGCCAAACGCGCCGCTTTGGATAGCGCGCACAGTGCTGCCTGGTGCGCAGACGCTTACTGACGATAATTTCCGCTTGCAAATGCGGGGCGACGTGCAATGACGACGTACGCTACGGAAGTGCTTNCCGATGGGCCAGAGTTGTATTTCCAATGCAATGAAACTGCCGGCACTTCGGTATCTGACGCTACAGGCAACGGTCATGCCGGGAGCATAAACGGTTCCTTTAATATGAATGCGCCCGGCAAGAGTGCCGCTACAGGTACCGCAATAAATTTTGCTGGTGGTCAGATTACGGTGCCAGCTTCGCCTGCATTCAAAGTTTTGGCAGATTACACCATCGAATTCATAACAAAATGGACTAACAATGACATTGTATTGCCTTTCGGTTTGTTTGATACAGCATTCCCTTATAATGGGCCGGCAGTATTCGCAAATTACTCTCAACAAGGCGTTGCGCTGACGGATGGAAGAATCACCTTCCGCGAGCGATCCGATGTTAGTTATGCGTTGGAGTTTGGTGGTGGAGCAGATGTTCACTACAACGACAATACATACAGACATTTTTGTTTCGTGCGTCGCGGCCTTGTTCTTGAAGCATGGGTGGAGGGCTCAAAGGTTGCGTTCATGACGCTTCCTGCGTTAAGCAATCAGAATAACGCCAATGTGATGTATTTCATGGGGCAGCCTTGGTCGCAGCTGGTAAAAGGTGCATTGGATGAGGCTGCCTTTTACGCAAAAGCACTCGATCCGACGCGTATCGCATTGCATGCCGCGCTTGCGCTTGATCTGCGTCGTCTTGCCGGAAATGCAAAACTGGATAATGGCAGTGCTGCATCTGTGGTGGTTGCGCGCAACTGGTCCACGCATGCACATGCTGCGCAAGCCACGCCTGCAACAAGCGGTGATTTCGAGATGTGGGTGCCTGCAGGCCAGTACGATGTGACGATCTTCGGGCCAACCGGCTACCAGCCCATTACGCACGGCCCTGTCGTTGCCTCGGCGAGTTCGTAGTATGGCGATTTATACGCCACCGACCGGTAACGCAATCGGTGTTGTGCTGTCCGCCGGATACGTTCCTCCAAATGGAACGGCACTGGTCGTGTTGCTTGGACAGCTTCCGGATACGGGCGGCAAGGGTACGTTGCGCCGCGGCATTGCTTCCCGGTTCGGGCAAGGACGTCAGCGCAGCCTGCGGCCGATGGATACGCGCTGGCAGCAGACTCTTCCGCGCGACCATCGCGATTCGTCGGCATGGTCGCGCACGTTGGCATCGTTGACCCCCACGGCTGGCGCGTGGCGGCGCAACCGCGTTGCGGATGGGTCTGCATCTGGCGATTGGTCGTTGGCGCGGCTACGCCACCGCAGTATTTATGGTCGTTTCGTGGCAACCCATGCGGTTGATCGCAGGCGTGTATCCCCCTTGGTGATGGCAACGTCGTCGCGCCCGCGGGTGTTGAGGGCCGCATGGTTGCGGGTTTTCGCAGCGGACATGGTGCACGGCCAGCTATGGCAGCGAGCATTGCCGCCATCCTTGATCTACCAGCGACCAGAATCGAGTGCCTATACGCCGCCTGATGGCATTGCAATTTCCGTAGTGCTGACTGCTGGGTATGTGTCACCGGATGCCTTCCACATAAGCGCGATCTTGACAGGCGCGCATGCCTATCCGCCCATCGTCGTGAAGCGATCCGATCCCGGATGGATCATGGTGCGTTGGGGGCAAACGAAAAACATCGATCTAGGTGACCTGGTCTCCTGGGGGCCTCATGGCCAACGCCGCCAGCCCGATCCGCCTCCAACCGATTCCGGTTGGACCGGCTCACCCAACGAGCCGCCCCCCATCCCCGTTGCCCGCAGGGTCTACATCGTCATGAACGAAGTGCAGGTTGTACGGCTGCCCGAGCGCACGCCGATCGAAGTGAACGCCGTCGACCTATCCGCCACGGTGGATGCCTGGTGCTGGTCGCTGCGCATGGAGCTGGCCAGCCCGGACCAGTGGAGCCTGCTGAAGCCGGACGGCAACGGGCCAAAGCTGGTCGAGATCACCATGAACAGCTACGTGTGGACGGCGATCATCGAGGATCGCGAAGGCATGCGTGTGCACGCCAACCGCAGCGTCACGGTGACCGGCCGCAGCCAGACGGCGCTGCTCAGTGATACCTACACCGCCGCGCGCTCGCTGGCGGTGGGCGACGCGCGCAGCGCACAGCAGCTCGCCACCCTGGAACTCACCGACCGCGCCGCACCGTTCACCATCGACTGGCGCGGGCTGGATTGGGTGGTGCCCGGCGGCAACTGGTACTACCAGGACCTGGCGCCCATGGCGGTGATCTCGCAGATCGCCGCGGCGCGTGGCGCCGTGGTGCAGAGCGCGCCGGGCGACGCGAAGCTGATCGTGCAGAGCCGTTACCCGGTGAGCCCGTGGGCGTGGACGCCGGCCGCCGCCGACGTGGCGCTGCCCATTGACTGGTGCACCGACGAAACCGTGCAGCAGCAGAGCAAGCCCATGTACGACGCGGTGATCATCGCCGGCACCCAGCAGGGCGTGCTGGCGAAGGTATCGCGGCTGGGCAGTGCGGCCAGCATCTTCGCGCAGCAGGTGGTCGACCAGCTCATCGTCACGCCCGACGTGGCCACCGAACGCGGCCGCAACGTGCTGGCCGACCGCGGCATGCAATGGCAGGTGGATCTGCAGATTCCGCTGCACGCGCCCGGCGCCGTCACCGCCGGCATGTCGGGCCTGTATGCGCCGCTGCTGCTGGTGGACGTGCAGGACCCGGCCGACCCCTACCAGGCGCAGAGCGTGGGCGTCACCATCAGCGCCCGCCGCGGCGGCGATGACGAAAAGACGCTGGAAATCTGGCAACGCGTCTCCCTCGAAAGGCACCTCAGCGATGCTCATTGACGTCTGGAAACGCTTCGAGGGCCTGCTGCCCTCGCAAACCGTCACCCTGGCCACCGTGCAGGCGATCAACACCGACGGCACCAGCACCCTCACCACGCCCGAGGGCGGCACGCTGCGAGCGCTGGGCACCAGCGTGGGCGTGGGCGCGAACGTCTACGTGCAGTTCGGCCGCATCATCGGCCCGGCGCCGAATTTGCCGGTGTACAACCTCACCGTATAAAGTTGCGACACCGAGGCAGGGAGGTTGAGCGATGAAACGATGGACGATGCTGCTGGCTGGCGCGCTGCTGGCCTTCGCCGTACACGCCGAAGACAGCGTGCGCTTCGGCAACAAGGTGGTGAGCGTGGGTGACTCGCAGGGCAAGGTGTACCAGGTGGCCGGCCAGCCGACCGATATCGTGCAGTTGCAGACGAAATACGGCGGCGCCGCCGGCTACCGGCTCGACTATGTGACCGGCCGCAAGACCGTGCAGATCTACATCCGCGGCGGCGTGGTCGACAACATCGAGGAAATCTTCAACTAGCGCGGTAGTGCCNCCCCTCCGGTAAACGTGGCACAGCGTGGCGGCGAAGCTGGCGGCATGACCCAGCCAGCCCGCTGCCCGCCATGCTGATGCCGCTGCCGATCGCGCCGGCCGACGCACTCGCCTCCATTATCCGTCCAGCCCTGGCGCTGCTACCGCCGGCCTTGAGCAGCCCGCGTGCCGCCGTGCTGCTGCTCGCCATCGCGCTGCAGGAATCCGGCCTCGCGGCGCGCGAGCAGCGCGGCGGCCCGGCGCGCGGCTTGTGGCAGTTCGAGCAGGGCGGCATCGGAATGTGCACACTGTCCGGTGCGTCATGCTGGGGCGTGCTGGAGCATCCCACCACGGCACCCATGGTGCGATCGTTGTGTGCCGTGCGCGGCGTGCCGGCGACCAGCTACAGCATCCACGCCAGCGTTGCCGGCGATGACGTGCTCGCTGCTGGCATTGCCAGGCTGCTGCTGTACGCCGATGCCGCGCCGCTTCCTTGTGCCGGCGATNCCGGCCCCGCCTGGGCGTACTACCTGCGCAACTGGCGGCCCGGCAAACCGCGGCCGGAAACCTGGGGGCGCAACTACACCGCCGCCCTTGCCGCCATGCAGGCCGCCGCCTGATGGATATCCAGCCTCCGCGCGATTTCAGCTGGTGGCAGCTGATGCTGTTTCCGGTGTTCGCCGCGTTCGGCGGCCTGCTTGGCTGCGTGCTGCGATCCATGGACGCCGGCACCCCGGTGAGTTTCTGGCGCACCCTGATCGAAAGCGTCGCATCGGGCTTCGTGGGCGTGATCGTGATGTTGATCTGCCAGGCCATGCACCTCAGCCCGCAATGGACAGGCGTGCTGGTGGGCGTGTTTGGCTGGCTGGGCGCGACGGCAAGCATCCGCATGTTGGAGCCACTGGTGCGGATCAAGCTGGGGGTGCCCGATAACCGGAGAGCTCCAGATGAGAATCCGTAAGCCGCAACACCCTCAGCTCTTGCTTGGTTACGCGCTGATCGGCGCCGTGATTGTGCTGGGTACCAGCACGGTCAGCTCGCAGATCCAGCACTATCAGGAACGGCGCGTGGTGGCTGCCCAGGCCAGCAAGCTGCGCAACCTCGGCGCCGCGAACGAACGCGCCACGCGCCGCATCGGCGTGCTGGAGTCGCAGAACCTCGACCAGTACACCACGCTCGCCGAACACCGCGGCGAGATCCAGCGACAAGACGCTGCCATCGAGCGTCTGAAACACCTGCGCCGCGCCGACCTCAAGGCCATCACCACCCTGCACAACACCCTGGCCGCGCACCACCTGGCGGACCAGCGCGTGCAACGCGAGCTGCAGCAGCTGGAAGCCAACAACGCCGCCGCGCGCAGCGCGATCCAGGCGACTGCCGAGAAGGGCAAGCCATGAGCAAGGCGAAAATCGTCACCGATGGCGAAGGCCGGTTCTACGGTATCAAGTTCATTTGCCCCGGCTGTGCGGCCTCGGCGCACATGCATCATGCAGGCCCGGTACTCCCCGTCCGATGGCTACCGCCAGGCATGACCGAATCACCGCATGTCGGGAACTGGCCGCACTGGGATTTCGATGGAAACCTCGAACGCCCGACGCTCGCGCCGTCCGTGCTATCGCGCTGGGATGAATGGCAAGGAGACGACGTTCCGCCGAAGCATCATGTCTGCCACAGCTTCGTGCGCGATGGCCGCATTGAATTCCTCACCGACTGCACGCACGCGCTGGCTGGCCAGACGGTTGATCTGCCCGAAATCGAGCAAGAGGAAACGCCATGATCGCCACCCTCAAGCAATACGCCGCCCTCATCCTCGCCGCGCTGGTGATGATTGCGCTGCTGGCCGGTGCGCTGGCCATCCACCACTACGGCGCCACCCGCTACGCCGACGGCCTCGCCGCCGGCCGCCAGCAGGTGCTGGACGACGATGCGCGCGCCGCCGCGCACCTGCAGCAGCAGCGCGACGCGCTCAACCAGTTCAGCGCGTTCACCGGCCTGCAACTGCAGCACACCCTGGACGCCACGCTGCCCACCATCGAGGCATCGACCCATGACACCATCGAAACTATCCGCACCGTCTACCGCGATCGCCCGGCGCCTGCTATGGCCGCTGATGCTTGTCGCCGCCCTGACGGCGTGCAGCAGCAACTCGACGCGGCCATTGCCCGCGCCAACGCCGCCGCCACCGCCGACGGTCACCTGTGACCGCACGCCGCCGACCGCCACGCTGCCGCCGCTGCCAAGCCTGAGCAACGCCGCCGGCCTCGTTGCCATGGATGAGTGGATCGCCAACGCCATCGGCATCTACACTCGCGAGATCACCATCCGCCGCGGCGAACATGCGTGCATGGACAAGCTGCGCACCGGCGGCGTGATCCAGTAGGCGAGTGGCAAACATGAGTGTCAATCGCCAGAAAGCCGCATGCAGCAAAGG